GACCTTTTCCCCCCCTTCAATCAGCTTTAGGGTCTTTTCCCGCGATGTTTTATCAATCCACTGACTATCCAATACCCAAATCCTCTCAAAGAACTTCAAAGCATCCATCTGTTCCTGTTGATAAGATGTGAAAAGTTGATCTCCTTTGGTAATACCCCCAATACCAAGCCCATTTTTCACAAAACAGGCATCCAATGGTCCTTCTACGATGAATATCTTATCCAGATCGGACGATATGCGCTCAATACCAAAAATACTCTTATCTCCCCCATCTTTTGATAGGTAGGAAGAAGATTCATCATCCATCAATCGTCGGCTCTGGTAATAAATGATCTTGCCGTTCTCATCCTTAAATGGTATCACTAACCTTTTATCATGCTTCTCATCCTTCAAAGAGATATAGAACGCATCGGGACGGTTCACAGCGGTATCCAGCCGCCTTTCCTTAATATACGCCAGAGCTTTTTGGACGATCTTGTTGGTCTTGTAGTAATCTGTCTGATTTTTATCAAATAGATTGATGCTATCTATCGGTAGGGATGCTGATTTGGGCTTTTCTACTTTATCTTCCATGTCCATGACATTGATCATCCCATAATTACCTTTCTCAATCTCATCCACCATCTGATTGAATGACAAACCCGACACTTCCTTGATCCATTTATAAGGTTTGGATGACCACCCACAATTATGGCAGAAGATGTTGTCGTTTTCAGGAATGTAGAAGCATCTTTTCTTATGTCCCCAACTTTTACCTTCCCTGCATATGGGGCAGCAGCACTGATAAACATTATTGGATGTTTGGTGTGATACTTTGTAACCAAACTCGTAGAACTTGGACACTACATAATCAGAAGGAATCTCAACCATCCTCTTTTGCAAGGATTTTGTATTGGGCTTCGATAACGCGGAAAATATTTTTTGGGAGATGTTCAACGAATTCAATAATCTCATGCTCTTTACCAAAGTCAAATTTTTCTATCGGGACTCTTTGGATTTTTATATCTGGAACAGAGAGAAATACGTAATCATCCCCATCTTTTTTCATGAAATTAAATAACTGTCCAACAAAATCGCCCGTTTGAACAGCATAGACATCACCTTTTTTAATTTTCGGTTTTTTAAAGAACATTATTCTGAGTGTGTTTTATCCTGTGCTGCCCACATCCATTCTACAAGAGAATCATCCAATTTTTCAACTAAAAATGCCCCGTGGGAGTCTTCGTGTGCCAACGCCATATCATATTTTTCATAAACCTTGAAAATATCTTTCAAGAATTGGTCAACTCTTGGCGATTCCACATATTTGGAATCTAGAAAACCTTTACCAATGCGTTTTCTCGCAACTTTTTTCTTTGTGATTTTTTTAATATCAGCCATATGTGGATGGTAATCTAGTTTTTAAAAATCATCTTCAAGATTTATCCGACCAGCCATGAACTCTCCAAACTTCTGAACGAATAGGTTCTGCATGGCGTTATCCTCCATCTTATTATCATGGAATGAAATTTCAATTATATTTCCATCCAGATCATAACCAAGTAGCTTACCACAAGTCATGAACTCTTTTAAAATGGCTTTCAAAGCGTTATTTGTAAGAGGGGGAGAATTTTTCCTACGCTCATTTTTAAGCTTCTTCTTCAGAGATTCCCGAAGAACTTCTAAAACCTGTTCATCGACGAAGATTTCTTCCGGTTCTTCATCACTCTTCTTGGTCATGTGAATATTTAATGTAATTTGAGTTAGAATACATTTGTTCCACTCCCTTTTCAATGAGGGTGGTAATTACAATTTCCATACTTTGAGTCTTGAGGTTGAAGTTCTTAATGAAACGATTACCCCCGTCATTAAACTCAAACATCACATCCCCCACACATTCCCTATTTTGATAGCAAGTAATGATCACCGAAGTATTGCTAGGATCAACCATGATCGACCATTTGCGAGGATCGTATTGAGCATACTTATCAAACAACTTGATGGTTGCAAATCCCGAATCCCTGAGTCTCTTGATGAAATACCCCTGTGTACTAACGTTGTTCTTCATGTTAATACTTAATGAAGATTTTGGTAAGTCAACCCAAATATGGGGACATAATTTCCCGAATAATCCGTCTTCCCTCCTCATTTGCAGAGTGAACATATACCTTGATATTATCATTTGAGGATAATTTATCCTTCAGATACTTGGCACAGTGAATACCACACTTGGTTTGGAAGTTCTCCCACTCATAATAACCCTGATTCTTGAGAAAATTGACATAATATTTCATATGTTCCAAGCACAAATCATTATCAAATGAACAAATGGATGGAACCCCTCGTTCCTCAATAATCTTCACGAAATCGTTATAATTTCTAACAATTTCCCAATTTCCATTGGATGTATTGGTTTTATCCAAAAGCATTACATTAATATCATTATATAAAAATGCATCCTTTGGATGACGTAAATCATCAAGAAATAATAGATAAGACATTATTCAACACCCTCACTAAATTTTTGTTTATCCCTAAATTCAGCCACCGATGGATATCCACCATCAATAACTTTCAATTCCTCTGGATTAATTCCTCGAAATTCCCATACAACCTTCTTTTCAAAGGGGGATATTTTGAAATTGGAATGCGCCCTCATCAGAATATCGACAATATCTTCATGTGATAATTCGGGATATATTTTGCTTTTTAATTCTTTGATCTCCCCCGATGGCGTGTCCCTAAAAGTATCACCGTAATGAGAAAATTGTTTGGAATCGATGGCAACCCAAAACATATCATCACCCGCAAAACAATTCTTAATATTTTTCAATATATTATTATCAATATTTTTAGTATCACACCAAAAGGCAACCAGAGAGACATTCTTACCAGCAGATTTGGATGGAATATTTTTCCAGATTCTTCCAGAAAATGTGTTGCGTCGAGTATTGCCCATGCTCTGATCCTTTTGATTATCATAATAATAGTCAAGATCATCAGAAGTCGCTTTACCACAAACCTTAACAGAGTAATCTTTTAAAATACTCTTAAATTGTTTAGAGTCTGCTTTGACTTTAGCTAAAGCATTGAAAATAGATGGGTGTGTATTGGAAGTATGGAAGAGTGTTTTTCCTATGAAAGAAAAAGCTTCTCCTGATTCATATGAATAGGAGTCCCCATCAAAATTAATCTGATCAGGACTAGAATTTTTGGAAGGAATCTTGACGTTTTCCATTAAAATTACACCTCTTGCTGTAGCTCGCTCCTCAATTATTTTTTGGTAAAGCTCTCGTATGTTCAAATCATCCTTCATTCCAAATATCCTCCCATTTTTTAAATTTATCAATCAATGTATCCAAATTTTTTGATTCATATCTACAATCAACTGAAGTTGTATAGTAATGAATGTTCCTATTCAATTCTTTATAACCACCATAATTCAACACATCTTCCCCGTCAGAATGCTCAACTTTTAACACGAATGTATCATACATACCATTGTCATCAACGTCAATAGACATGAATTTGTCTTTTGTTGGATAAAAACGAACATTCCCGTATTTGAGAGCATTTTCTTTGTATTCTTCTGGATAAAATATAATCACGATAGCATTATACTCTAGTTTTTAACCATAAAAATCACAACCGTTGGATTTGTGGGATCAACGTTTCCATTATCATCCACAAAATATGAAATACCGTTTTTCACCGGATATTCTCCCTCCATATTCAGCGTTCGATCAATCACGAAACCATTTCTACTGTAAAGCCTGAACAAACCTTCATCCTTGATGTTGCCTTTATCGTCTTGGGTTGCAAAACAGTCCAATCTTGTGACTCCCTGTTTGATAGCCTCCTGCACCAGAGCATTACCCGAAGATTCCTGCGAGGAGAACACCGAAACCAATTCATCTTCATCCTTGATACAAAATCCACTGGAATTGTTCTTACCCAAGAAACACTTCATGCGCTGGTAATCTTGAACGGGATAAACACTGAGATTATTTTTGATGTTCTTAAAAAATTTGGGATTTACCGTTTTACGAAATTCATCATTCTTCGTGATATTTGTTAGGGCTTGGAAAAATACCCTACCGCTCACCTGTTGAAAATTATCAGGATTGTTTGGATCAAGTCTTTGACCCTTTCTTAATTGCTCAGGAGATAATTTGCCAATATCGGTGAATTTTTCCCAAAAAAATTGATAAAACGATTTCATTTAATTATTTAACTAATATATTGGCAATTACTGTTGAATGATTCAAACGATTATTAAAATCCGACCATTTAATGGGTGTATCCATCGTCACTCCATCGTCCCATGCCCAGCCATTGGGATTCACAATACGAATAACCTCTGGCGTTTCCTTGAGCCATTCGTGAGCAGTTTTCTTGGCAAATGCCTTATCCCACCCTTCATTATAAGCTTTATTCTGGATACCAGTCTTTATTGCTTTTCCAGTGATATCGTTATAGCTCACCGTAGATACCCCTTTCTACCATTTTACTATATTCGGAAGAGTCACAAGGATAGCTATTGAAACAATGATCCCATAGCCAAGGTTCTTGTTCTTCCGATGGCTCAATTTCAGCAATCAGTTTGTCATATAGATCATTCTGCTGCTGTTGAAGCTGTTCGATAACCTCTCTTGTTTCTTCAATCTTGCTCCGGTGCTTTTCCATACCATCTGTCGTGTTTTGTTCTGTATTCATCAATTTTTTCTTTAATTTCTCTCAAATCTGTGTAATAATCCTCAATTTCAGGAATTTTGTGATCCCTTTGAACTATTTCGTCAATCATATCAATCAATTTTTGTTCAGGAGTTGATCGTTCCAGACGATTCTTCCTAAGCTTGTCATCTATTTCCTTTCGGGTTTGTTTAATTTCTTCCAAATAATTTTTTAACTCCTCATCCGTTCTTTTGTAAGGAATGTCGTGCTTTACCAAAGTAATATCACTCAATTCACCATTAATGAATTTAACATCCCATTCAATCCATCCACAGATAAATCTATGAGCATCAGGAGTGCCATACTGCATACCCTTATCTTCAGGATGACGATAAGATTCGTAAATACAAACAGTTCCGGTGAAATCATAAGGTTCCCACCACTCTTTTTCAACTACAAATTCCATACCAAAGAACGGAATGTTGGGATTTTCAAAATGATGTCCTGTTTGTCTGAGGATTTCCAACTTCTTTTCAGAATTAACTCTGAAATTCAGCATCAGATTCTCATCCAAATCCTTGGTTTGGAACATCAAAGTCTTCCGATTAATCTCTAAAGGAAGATCGGGTAAAGTGATGCTCTCATCTATTGTAAGGTTGTTAAACATTCCCATATTTGTAATTTAACACGTTTTATTAATTTGTCAACACAACACAGCGCATCACATAACGCCCACCATCCGTGTGATTATTTTGTAAGCTATAGATGGCGTATGTGTGCTAAGGGTTGTGTATCAATTTTATTTTTCATATATTTTTATTGTATTCGTGTCGTAACCATTAGAGTGAAGGGTTGGTCGATCATTGTTGGCGTTGTCCTGTTATTAGGATGGTTTATCAGCAACCACAAAGAATTGAGATCATTTTATGACACATACCAATCATCACTTCATCTTCCTAAGCTTCCTCCCGTGATTAAGGACAGCAAGGAACAACATAAAGACAACAAGAAATAAACCATTAATTCCATACCATGATATTTCTCTGGATTCCCATTTTGTCATATTACCCCAAAACGTAGGAACAATCTCACAACAAGCACACGAATAAGCCGTCACATCCAAGCCCTCTCCGTCTTCCAGACAAGGTTCGGCTTGTTCTTGAGGGCTGGATGGACTAGAACCTTGTGTATCAATTTTATTTTTCATATATTTTTATTGTATTCTAGTTTTTAAGAGAGCTTAGAATGTATTCCATCTCAAAATCTCCGCTTTTCGTAATGATGCAGCCGACTCCCAACTTGGAATTGATCTTGAACACATTCCCCGTCTTGGACACCTTTGACAGCAGCTTCAGATTATCAATCTTCAGAATGAAAGATTCCAATTCAAAATCCACTTCATCTCCCACAATACTCAGAGTATCGCTATTGGGAACCGTCTCATCGCCCAGCTTCCACACCAACGAATCATTCTCCGTGAAGAGATAGAGCTTGTTAGTGTTAGTGATGGATGATTTCTGAAGAACGTTGGAAAGGAACTCAAAGTCCAAATCAAATTGAATGTTGTATTCAAAGTTACGAATCTTTTCCAGAGACAGCTTCGGTTTGGTGATCACTCCGTCCTCATGGAGATGATACTTAAACTTCAAAGATTTGTCCTTGTATTCCAGATGATTGTTGTTCAGCTTGAGCTTGATATCATCGGAAGAAATCATATCCAAAGCTTTGGAAAGCTTCTTTAGAGACGGTAGATTGAGATTCTGATCCTCATACTCCCCCGATAGGTAAGCATGAGCATACATGGAATTATCCTCGCTGGAGGCAATCCCATGAATACCATCTTCCCTCAGTTCCAGAACACAAGTGTCATGGATCGCGCCGAGGCTTTGGAGTAAGAACTGGAACTCTTTCTTTTTCAGGCTTAATTGCATACTTCTGTTCTATCAGATTATTTTGCTTTGTCAACTTTAGGGAAATATCTTTCAACAAATTGATGATGATATCTGCTTTGGTTGGTTCCAGATTCAATTCCAATTGCCCATCATCCACCATTTGGGGCATGGGAGCATATTGAGGAACTTGTGGAATGGGTTGAGGGGGATAATATGGCAGTGGAATATTGGTTGCCGCAACATCACCATAATGATGTGTTGGAACGAGTTGTTGGGATGGTTGAATGCGCTCTCGCTTCTGTTGCTCTTGATATTCTGCGATACCTCTCTTGAGAGTGTTGGTATTGGTAGCCAACTGTGCAGGATTATTAATCATCAACGAATCAATGGCAGCACTTTCACCAAGCAAAGCAGCCATTGTTTTATATTCTTCTGGTATGTTCGGATTCATATATTTAAAAAGGAAACCCTCCCCACCGACTTGATGGGGAGGGAATCGGGTTAATCGTCTAGTCCTGCAAGAAGTTCGTCAATATCGTCGTCTTCCTGTTTCTCAACTTTCTTTGGTTTTGCCGCTGGTTTCTTTTCTTTGTGAGTCATAGGAATTTCATCCTCGTCCTCATCTTCAACAACTTCTTTCTTGGCTTGTTTCAGAGTCTTGCGCTCTTCCTTTTCTTCGCCAACGAAGAAGTGTTCGTTGAGAACTTCCTGAAGCTCATCGTAAGTCTTCACGGAATATACCGCTTCCAAATCATGGATTTCCGAACAAATCTTTTCAATTTCTTCTTCATCCAGAGCAGTCTTGGATTTGGTGGTGATGAAAGAAGATTCAAACGTGGTGTATTCCCCTTTCTTTTCAGCCACGATCTTAAAGTCATGTCCCTTGGACGGATCGAAGATATCCCAACCAAGTTCATCGGAACGCTCCCCTTCGGTAGCATCATCAATGATTTTCTTGAGTTGTGGACCCATACGGAGAATCTTGACCGTTCCATTATTATCAGGCTTGGCAGGATCGTTGATCACATAGACATTAACAAGCCATTGCTCTTTTTGAGAGATTTCAGCCTTGTAATCTTTGTTTTCAGCCTTGGGATTCTCTTCCTTCCAAGTCTTCCAAAGCTTCCAACGAAGCTCTGAAATTGGATCACGATCCCCCGTGGTTTGCAGACCAATGAAGCTCGTATATTTCCCATTGGCACGGCTTTTCCAACCATGCACCCAATGATGGAAGAATGTCTTCTCTGGGTCTTCCACATTCGGGATAAGCCTAAGCGTGTAGGTATGTCCTTCGGGGAAACTCATGATATTGGAGAATTGACCCCCCGATGAATCACTACTCTTGTTTAATGCCGCTTTGATCGAATCGAACATAGCTGCGCCGAATTTGCTTTTTTGTTTTGTTGCCATTTTAGTTTATTTGTTCTTTTATTTTGGTTGTTGCTTTGTGAGAGAATTCCTTCATTTTTTTTGACAGATGAAATTTGTTTTTCGTCTTTTGAAACGTGATCCAAAAGTCTGAGAATATGAAATCCAGAATCCGATTCTCCACCTCGATTTTTGAGACACCTAAAGAATGCAAACAATACATATTAATGTGATGGTTCTTTAGATGATCAATCATGCAAGGAAGGTTATGTTCTATATATAAGGGATATTTCTCCAAAGTCAACCCCTTTTCTTTACAGAAATTTTTGACGAATTTAAGGCTATCGACCAGTCGCTTGAGAGAGCTTTCAGAATCAGGATCATCCATCTCAATCTTCTTCATATACTGCGAATATGCCTTCTTTGCCTTGGAAGTCAAGAAGAATTCCAGATCAAAATAATCATCATCCTCAAAAATCCTATAAGGAGCAGAGAAATAATCATCAATTTTAATATTCTGATAGCTATTGAAGAATCTTTCCAGAGAAGCGAGATAATCCAATTTGGATTGATTCATATCGGAGAAATTCTTTCTAATCCGAAATGGCTTATCACGCATCTTGCGGGAGATAGCCAGATGGGAGTTGTATATTCTTTTTTGGAAGTCAGTCATATATACTTCAATTTAGCATTTCCAAAATTATCGATTTCAATGTAGGAACACTCCTCGTCACAAAAAGAACCACTGTTGATATAGGTCATATCATTTTCAACATAAATTTCAGGATAGTGCGTATGTCCAGCCAATACGTAATCAAACCCCGAATGTTTTTTCAACATTTTTGTTCGAACAATTTCTTTAGCTTCAATCCAAGATTTACTCCACCCTTTAATTTTTCTGGAAAGACTCTTTCGTTTATCTAATTTCTGAATGTGATAATATAAGCCAGTGAAAAACCATGTTACAAGTGGTCGATGATTGATCCAAAAATCGTGTTTATCCCCATGTTCCACATAGAATGTCTTACCCCCCACTTCAAAGGAATAATAATCAACAAAATACATACCAGTAATAGCACTTAAAAATTCAACATCAGGATCGTGATTACCTTTAACCAAAATCACTCTATGTGTTTTTGTTAATTTCCTGATTTTGGATAGTATTTTCCAATCTTCTTTTTGATAACGTCTAAAATTATCACTGTCAAAAAGATCGCCATTTATGATCAGAGTCCCGAAATTCTTTTTAAGAACTTCTAGCACCTTTTTCTGTTGTGAAACGGGTGTTCCCAAGTGAATATCACTGATAACTATGGTGTTTATCATTTCTGCTTCTGCTGCTTCTTCTTCTGTTCGCCGTTTACCCATTTTGTGACAAATTTGCTGCGCGATATAGTAGGATCATATTCTAGAAACACCTTAACAAGTTCCTGATCAGAGTCAAGGGACAAGATCGTTTTCAGGATCGTTTTCAGTTTCTCTTCTTGGAGAGTAGTCACAAAAACGTTCTGAATAGATAATTTCTTACCTTTGAGATGGTTCACGAATGAACAATAACAAATGAATAGGTGATCACTCTCGCTTTCTATAATTGCAGATGAAGGATTACTCATAATTTAAATTTCTCTCAATGTTTCGCTAAATTTTAAAAATTCCTTGGTGATTTTGCCTCCTGATGCCCATTCGCCGCCACCACCGTCACAAAGCTTACCAGCCATTTTAGCAATGTCAACCTCCGATCCCTTGTATTTTCTAAAAGAAACGAATTGAGTGTCTGGATTCATGACAATTACAGCGTCTCCTTGGTAATTTTCCATGATGGAATGGGATAATTCATTGACTGAGAATTTGGAAATGGCAGAAACGACCTTAAATCCTTCCCATTCTCCAGTGAATAGCTGAATGTTC